CAGGCGGAAAAGAAGAAGCCGCGCCGGGTGATTTCCAGCGGCATCAAGATTTGAAAGGAGGCGGCCTATGGCGGCTACGAGTGCATACACCCTTGCGGAAGCCAGGGAGCAGCTACAGCTCTGGAAGGACTGCGAAAAGGCGCTTGCCAGCGGACAGGCAAAGGCTTACCGCATCGGCACGCGCGAGTATACGGCTTTTGACCTTGCCGAGATCGCCAAGCGAATTGAGTATTTCGCAAACGTGATCGAGGCTTTGAGCGGGACGGTGCGCACCAGCAGGGTTGTCCGTGTCGTTCCGCGTGACATCTAACGGGAGGGTATCAGGATGAAGAAACAAGAACAGCCCAATTTGGGCGAACGGGCGCTTTTCCTGCTCTCCCCCGAACGCGGCAACAAGAAATTCCTTGAACGCATTGCGCGGGAACGGCAGGCCGACCAGAAGGAGCGCAAGACCATGGCCGCCAGCGGCTACGGAAACCACGGCGCAAGCAAGACCCTTAACAGCATGATCGGCTGGATTGTGGGCGGCGGCAGCGCAGAGGACGACATCGACCTTCACGGCGCTACACTCCGGCAACGCGCCCGTGACCTGTACGCGGGCGGCGGCCTTGCCAGAAGCGGCCCTGCAACGCTGACCACCAATGTTGTAGGCTGGGGCATTCAGCCCAAGCCGAAGATCGACGGTGAGTTGCTGGGACTGAGCGACGAGGCGTGCGACGAGTGGGAACGCAACGCCCAGCGTGAATTTCAGCTTTGGGCCAGCAATGTGATGTGCGACGCAGAGCGGCAGAAGAATTTCTACACCATGCAGCAGCTTGCTTTTCTCAGCCAGCTTGTGAGCGGCGACGTGTTTGTGCTTTTCGGGATGAAGGAAAACAAGCGCACGCCGTATCAGACGGTGATCCGCATTCTGGAAGCCGACCGCGTTAGCACGCCGGACAGCTCCGGCGGCGAGAGTGAAAGCAAGGAAACGGACAGCGGCGGCAGGATCATCGACGGCGTGGAAATCGACCGCGACGGTACGGTGTTGAAATATCACATTGCCAACCGTCATCCTCTGATGGAAAGCAGCACCCAGGAGATTGAGTGGCAGACGATTGATGCCTTTGGCGCAGACACCGGCTACCCGAATATCCTGCACATCATGACTGTGGAGCGCCCGGAGCAGCGGCGCGGCATTCCTTTCGTTGCGGCTCAGATCGAGCAGATCAAGCAGCTCGACCGTTACCTGACAAGCGAACTTGCGGCCAATGTGGTTTCTGCCATGTTGACCGCTTTTGTTGTCAGTGCGGACGACGACGGCAAGACCGGCCTTGAGGACGCGGTGAATGAGGACGAGAAGGTTACGGACGACGATCTGAAATTGGAGCTTGCGCCCGGAGCTATCTACTCCCTGCCGCCCGGAAAGAAGATTCAGGAGATCAACCCCATTCGTGCTAACAGTGCCTTTGAGAGCTTCGTTTCCACGCTGATTACGATTATCGGCGCGGGCATGGGGATTCCCAAGGAAGTGCTGATTAAGAAGTACGAGAGCAATTACACCGCAGCACGCGGCGCATTGCTGGACTTCTGGCGCGAGGTGCGCGTGCGGCGCACGGCATTCAATAACAGCTTCAACCAGCCTGTGTATGAGGCATGGCTGGCCGAGGCGGTTGCTGCCGGTCGCATTGAGGCTCCCGGATTCTTCGACGATCCGGCCATCCGGCAGGCGTGGTGCGGCTGCATGTGGATGGGCGCAAGCATGGGCCATGTTGACCCGCTCAAGGAAGTCAAAGCCGCCACGGAGCGTATCGCCAATAACATTTCCACTCAGGAGCAGGAGGCAAGCGAGTACAACGGCAACGACTGGCTTTCCAACATCCGGCAGCGGAAAAAGGAAATGGCGGCCTTTGATGACATGAAACCGGCGGCTCCTGCCGAGCCGACGGAACCTACCAAACCTAACGAGGAGGGAAAGCAAAATGCCGAATAATGAGCGTTTCCGCCTGCGGTATGACTTGCAGATGAACGCCGCCGACGAGAGCGCCGATGTGATGATCTACGGCGAAATCTGCGACGACTGGTGGAAATGGACTGAGGCCGACATCAGCGCTACGGACTTTGACAAGCTACTGAAAGATGCCAAGGCCAAGGGCGTGAAGAACCTGACCATCCGCATCAACAGCCCTGGCGGTGATGTGAACCAGGCCATTGCCATGCGTACCATGCTGATGAACAGCGGCATGGAGGAAATCAAGATTTCCATTGAGGGCATGTGCGCCAGCGCTGCGACGCTGATTGCCTGCCTGCCCGGTGCGCACGTCACCATGACCGAGGGTGGCGAGTACATGATCCACAACCCCAAATCCGGCGCGTGGGGCGAGGCGAAAGACCTTGAGGCGGGCGCAAAGCGCCTGCGCAATACCGAAGCGGACAGCGCCTCCATCTACGCCCGCAAGAGCGGCCAGAGCGAGGAAACCGTTCGCGGCTGGATGAATGCCGAAACATGGATGACGGCCAAAGAAGCCCATGAGCGCGGCTTTGTGGACGCCGTTCTGGACGCCGAGCCGATTGTGGCATCTGTGTCCAACCGGGCCATGGCAGCCATGCGGCGGATGTATACCCACATCCCCGAGAGCGTGCAGGAACACGCCGACACTCCCAAAGTCAGTAACACCGAACCGACAGTTGCCGCCGGGGAAGTGACTGAAAATAAAACTCACAATGAGGAGGAAGAAATCACCATGGAAATCAAGGACGTAACCCTTGAACAGCTCCAGGCTGAGAATCCCACCCTGCATAGCCAGATCATGCAGGCCGGTGCGCAGCAGGAGCGCGAACGCATCCAGGAGATCGACGATCTGACCCCGGCGGGCGATGAATATGCCGAAATGGCCGCTACGGCCAAGCAGAACGGCACTACCGCCATGGAGTATCACAAGCAGATTGTGAAGCACCAGCGCGAAAAGGGCCAGAAGTTCCTGGACGACCGCAAGACCGAAACCGCTCCCGCTGCCAAGGTTGAGGGCGGCGATCCCAAGCAGAACGACGGCAAGGCCGCCAAGCAGGAGCTTGACGACTATGCCAAAGAAATGGCCGACATTGCCAAGGAAATGTACCCCGACGGCATCAACGGCATGTACTAATAATCGAAAGGAGCAACCGAAATGAGCATGTATGAAGTCATCGGCACGAACAACCCCGAATATCTGCTTGCCGATCCCAACGGCGCAGACCTGATTGCCATTCCCTGCGAGCCTGGTAATGGCAAGATCAATCGCGGTACGGTGATGTATCGCGGCGCGGACGGCATGTGGCTGCCCGCTGCGGCTGCCGAAGCCGTGGACGCCAACTCCCTTGCCGTGCTGGATGAAACCGTTGACACTGACGCCAACGCTACCATCGCCGAGGACGCCCGCGCTTTCCGCGCCGGTCGCCTGATCGCTGGCAAGGTCACTCTCAAGGACGGCGCGGCGCTGACCGCCGCCGTGCAGCTCGTACTCCGCAAGCAGGGTATCGTGTTCGATCAGATGGTCAACACTGAAACCTTCAACAACGAGACGGGCGATGAATAACGCAAAGGAGGATAAAACGATATGCCTATCGACATCTACTCTACCCGTGCGCAGCTTGCCGCGATTGAGCAGCTTCCGCGCGAATATTCCTTCCTGTACGACACCTTCTGCGCTGATATGGGCGCTGTTGAGGAAGATAAGGCGATCTGGGATTACCGCAAGGGCGAACGCCAGATGGCTCCCTTCGTTCATCCCGGCGTTGGCGGCGTGCTGATGGGCCGCCAGGGCTACGAAACCCGCGAGGTTGGCTTCTGCACCATCGCTCCCGAACGCCTGATTGCCAACCCCGACCTTCAGAAGCGTGCCTTTGGTGAGCAGATTCTTGGCGCTATGACCCCTGCGCAGCGCGAGAAGAAGATGCTCGTCCGCGATCTGGTGGACATGCGCAAAGCTATTCAGCGTCGCCGCGAATGGATGGCCCGCCAGGTGCTTCTCACCGGCAGGCTGAGTGTGTTCCGCTACACCAACGAGGGCCGCGACCTGAACACCACCATGATTGCCGACTACGGTTTCACGCAGAATTACACCCCCGATACTCCGTGGAGCGACGGTTCCGCGAAGATCGACAACGACATGCACGAAATCTACGATCTGGTCTACGATGGCCTGGGCATCGTGGATATGATCGTGATGGCTCCTGATGTTGCGGAGGCTATGATCGACAACAGCAAGTACATCAAGCAGTTCGACGGTCGCAACATCAACATGGGCGAGATCAACACCAAGTACAAGGGCCAGGGCGTGCGCTTCATCGGCTGGAACAGCGACGGCGTGGAAATGTACTCCTTCTCCGGCAAGTTCACCGACGATGACGGCATTGTGAAGCCCATCCTGCCCAGCGGCACGCTGATTGCTGGCGGCAAGGGTATGCTCAAGTGCCTGCACGGCCCCGTCACTCAGGTTGAATCCACCGGCGCGGACGCCCAGCACAAGACCTACATTAAGAAGGAGGTTCCTCTGCGTTACGGCTCCATCGACGGCAACAGCATCAAGAACCGCCTGACTTCCTGCCCCACCATCGTTCCCTTCAACGTGGATGCCTGGGTTGTCGCCAACGTCCTGTAAGAGAAAGGAGCAGACTGCATGAGTTACACCGCGAAACACTATGTCAAGATCGCCGGTCGCAAGTACACGCCCGGAGAGATCATTGACATTCCGATCCCGGAAGAAAAACTCAAGAGGCTGCTGCGGCTCAAGGCTATTGCGCCTGCTTCTTCCGCCGACCTCGATCCTGCCGACGACACCGCCGGTAGCGACGAGGACGGCGGAAAGGAGAACGTGCGCGACAATTACGCCAGCCAGCTTGATAACCTGGGCTATGACCCTTCCGGCGACCCCAAGGAACCCCAGGACGAGGAAGAACCCACCGAGGAGGAGGCTGACGAGGAAGCGGAAGCGCCCGAAATCGACGTGATGGACGGTATCGTTTCTGCTGCCGAGGAACCCGCCGAGGAAGCCCCCCCGAAGAAAACCACCAGTAAAGGGAGGAAAAAGGCGTGAACGTCAAGATCATCAAGACCGGCAAGGTCGATACGGTCAGCGCAAGCTACGGTATGCGCCTGATCGAACAGGGCAAGGCTGTGCTTGCTCCCAAGCCCGCCAAGAAGCCCGACAGGAAGGAAGCGGCCAAAGCCGGTGATGCCTAATGGCGCTCAAGGACAAGATTCATGATGACCTGACGCGGGTGTTCATGAATCACGGCCACTTTGCCGAATGGCACACCTGGAACGGACGCAAATTCCAGTGCGTGACAGACGATGAAACCGCCCTCAAACGAAAGAACAACAACGTCGTTGAT